CTATAGTGTAGCTTCTGAGGGCCAGAGAGTGATCGCCAAGCCGCCCAAGTGGGAGCATTAGCTTTCCTGACTGACATACATTGTTCCATCGAGTCGTTAAAAGACTCAACAATGTCGTGCGGCAGAAGATCTGTTGCGCTCTTAAGGTCAGATGACAATAAAACCCACTTTCCGTACGAATCATGACTTTCAACCCAAGATTGGGAAGGAAGCTGTTCAAACCACTTCTCGACACCGTCGGGCAAAATTGCCCATCGGGTCGGAGTTGTGGTCAGAACAAGATCGTACATCTGGCGCCTTACTACGTGAGCTAACGCCTGCAAAAAAGCAGGTGACGTAGTAACTACTCTCACCTTAAAGCCACCTCTGTCTGAAACGACAACAACATTAGAATCCGGGCAAATCTGCCTCGGAAACTTATATTTGTGTACGTTCCAGACAGGGGCATCAGGCCAAAGTAGCTGAACCATTGAGTCATGGATATCTGCAAATCGGAAGTCCAAGTCCTCAACGGGAGCTCGTGAGAGCGGTCCATGTTTAGATCTATCAGGTTGACCCTGATACATGGATCTTATATAGCCTTTCATACCACCCTCCTTACCCTTCATCTCGAAGCAAGAGGACTCAGACGCTTCGAAAGTCGGAGCGTCGATGTTCTCAAATTGTTCACTTCGAAATATACCAGAACAATTTTCTTTAATAGCGGCCAAGACATTCTTGGGAGTATTAAAGGTTGTTTGGTACACGTCGAAATGTTCGAGAAGAGCCTGCTTTTTCTCGTCTCCTCTACCAGGTGGTAGGGCGCGAGCGAACCTAGAGAAAATCAATAGGTTACCTTTACTATTAGATTTCGAAGCTATAGAGCCGCGAAATAATAGTGAGGGTTCAAATATACCGTCTTTAAAGAACGGCATATTGAAGCAGAGTTTAGGAGGTGACTCATACTGTGTCGGGGAACCCAAGTATCGCAGCCATGCTGCAAAAATCTTTAGGTTCTTAACGAGGGATGATCGATCCTTCGGAAAAGTACGCAACACCCAAGCGTGCAGATCTCTCAGACCTGTAAGAGCGGTAACATTACCGTGATTACAGGAAAGATTGAACTGCGAGGACGGCCAAACGGCTATCCAAGCGAGAGTAATAGCGTTGAGGATTTGAAGTAGATCCTCCTTT